TCGGCAATGCTAATGTTTAATCCTTGCTTCTTTAAAATCCTTTGAGCTTCTTCAACTGTATTTTGCTGAAATTCTCTTTCTTTGTCGCCACGCGGAGCAGCAACAGGAAGGCTGCGATTTTCCATCCAATTCTTTGCGCGACGATATAAATCAGATTTATCTTTAAATCCTCCCTTCTTATACCTATCATAATATTCAGCTGCTAATTCTTGCATCCTTTCTGGGTCATTGATAATATTATTGAACTCATCATGAGACATATCTTTTAAATCATTACCAAAAGCCCAAGGCTTAATTTCCCCAGTTTTTTTATCTATTTTATATTGTCCACCGCTTGTCTTTCCCGCAGATTGTTCGTGCGGCAAACCATTGTGGTGCATGAATTGAGCTTTCATTGCATCTTTAAAATCTTGGTATTGCTTTTGTTCAGCCATCGGCGAGTGAATAAAATTATGCCCCAGCAACCGATTCCATGTCCGGCTAAACCAAAGATCTGCAGTCAAAGTTGAGTAATCGCCATGCAGGTTATTGATGAACGAGCCAATCTTAGGCCCAAACACCATCCATCCACTTACCTTTTGATCGCCAGCGCCTTCCATTGATAATTCATCTTGCCCTGGAACTTTTAGCTTTGGATCTTCGCGAAGAATTTTATTCCATTCGCTGACGGTCTTTTTCTGATTAAATAAATCGCGCATGCGATCAAAACCATTTTGATCAAGCAAGTGATGAAGTTTCATCAAATTGCCTTCAATCGCTTTCGTTTGTGCGCCAAAACCGCCACTTAAATCCCTTACGGCTTCAGGCAATGTTTTGCCTTGATTGCGCATTTTATCATAAACACGCGCTGCAAAAATAGAATTGGAATGAACGTCATTGCCTTGAGATGTGATGCCAAGAATAGCATCAAACAACATCTCTTTATCTTTATCTGTTTTTAATTCTGGGAAAATATTGTGATAAATATTTTTGGCTTTTTTCAAAGCAGCATCATACCAACCCACAGCAGATTTCTTTGAAGTATTAACGTGATATGTAACCTCATTTGCAATGTCTTTTGCAATTATCTTTTTTGCAGCATCGCTATAATCATCAGTGTCTAATTGGCCTTTCTCTGCGGATCTGTTCTGCAAAGCAAAAAGAACGTCATCAACAACGGCTTTATTTCTTGCCCCCGTTGGCCTTACATCTAATTGCTCAGTGCCATTCATCAGAGGAACGGTTGACCGATCCCCTGACTTTTTTGTCGGGTAAAGAGAAGATCTCGCCTTTTCAGCTTCAGCGTCAGTTAACCCAAATGTTTCTTGGAGCCGCTCTGGTGAGAGACGGTATCCTTCTCCTGCGATAGCTTTGGCGTATGGCGTGAGAATATGATCGACGATCCTTCCGAATAAATCGGGTGATCTTTCGGAGCTCGTTTGAAGCCCTTCTTCTCCGCTAGTTTGTGGAAAGATTCGATTGAGGTAGTCTTTTGCATCAATTGGCTCTCCTTTTGTATCAATATCATATCTATCATGTAAGCCAGCAACATCGCCTATTCTATTTACGCGATCAAGAAAATCATTATACCCTTCTTCTCCACCAAAGTGAAGAAATTTTGCGGCTTTTCCGTCTTTGGTTAATGAAAAATCTAGGCCTTCCTGTTTTGATTGTTCAATAATTTTATCAATTTGCCTCTGGCTCACCCGCTTATTATTGGTATGCCCAACCATAACAGCTGGGACAGACCCTTCTGTGTCGCCATCTTCAGGAAGATGCATCAAATGAATGGTTTGATCCTGCTGAAACCCAAATCCCAATAAAGGAGCTAATTTTGCAGCATGCTCATGCCGCATGTCTGGGTGGTCAATGACAAATGAAGGTTCAACTTCATTCTTCCATGTTCCTAGAATTGGCGTAATTTTTAATTGATCTGGGTCAATGCCAACATGATCTCGAACGAGATCCTTAAATCCTTTGCTCTTAAAAATGCGCTGAGTATTGTCTGATATGTTCTTCATCCTTGGTTCATTTTGAAGCGGATGCTGAACAGGTGGGGGAAGAGCCGCTCCAGCAATTGCTGGGGAAGAGAAAGAAAAAGCCTCATGAGATGAGGGCTCCTCTCCTTGAGGGCCTTCTCCCGTATATTCAGGATCATCGTAATTGACGCCCTTTTGTTGATAAGGCCTTGGGCCGCTACCCTTACCAGGGCGAGGTGATACGACAACGCTAGGGACATTCTCGGCGGCAAATGTATTTGCAATCCTTGGCGCTATAACGCGCCCCTCAGCGCTTGGGACAGACGGAGCTACGGGTGTAGGGCGAAGGTCTGGAAGCGGTGCCTGCGGCATTTCCTGGGCGACATCAAGCGCTCTATTTACTGGCTCAGGCTCGCCGCCCAAAGCCATAACCTGGCGCCCAACATGCGGAAGATAATGCGTCGGATAATCATCCTCGAGCAATCGGCCGCCGCGCGCCATTGGCTTGATGCTGATAGGATCAGCAAAGCTTGTGGTCTGGTCTTTTAGATTATCGTTAATGATCGATAGGGCGCGCTCGATGATGCGGGACATTATTCACCTTCAATTGGGTTCATATTGCGGGCAATATCAGAAGCGCGCGTGGCCGCCTCGCGGCTTGCGCGATCGGCGGCTCGATGATGCGAATCAAGTATGCGATCGGCTTCTCGATGATCTGATTCCATCTGCATCTTATCGACGCTAAGGCCAAGATCAGCAGCCTTCAATTCAGCAAGAATGCGGCGCGTCTCCGCGTCCATCATCTTTGCCTCTGCGTCAACATGACGCCAGGGCTCTTCGTCACGTTGCGTTTGTTCGCCGCCTTGGCTTGGCTTCTCTTGAAGCTTGGCTTGCGCAAGAATGCGTCTTGTCTCGGCGTCCATAAGACGCGCTTGTCCATCGACTTGCGATTCTTGGATCGAAGCCTGAGCAACTGCCGTCTTTGCGTCTGCCTCTTGCTTGAGGATCTGAAGCTCGGCCATCGCCTTTTGAACTTCCGGCGGAACTTGCTGTTGAGCTTCAGCAGGAACCATAAACTGCTCTGGATTGCTCCAGCCCATTGCCCTCAATGCCGCAATATCGATCGCCTTTGGATCATACATTGCCGGGTTTTGCTGCTGCAATTGCTTCAAGGCCATGATCTTCATGACGCGCTGCGTATGGCTCGCCGTGTTTGGATCGGCTTGCGGAACAAGATCGCAATCATTCAATGCCTGAATGAGCGTCTGCTCACTCCATTGAATTGATGGCTTCTTGCATTTACTCCAGAAACTATCTGGATGCTCGCGGAAACAGCGAACAAGCAACTGAAACTCTTCCGCCTGCGAAGCATGCATGCGCTTGTGAACGCTGTTCAAAACTTTTGTCGCCTGATCAATCATGGCGATCGTCGTTCCGACAGGCGCATCTTGGCGCCCTTCGCCAACAGATATTTCAGCAGTGCCGCCAACGCGTTGACCCGTCTCAACAATGTTTGTGACAAGGTTCATCAAGCCTGCGCCAGCCTCTTTGTAAGGCAATGGCATAATGGCTTGATTGATTGGCATGCCGCCAGTTTTTACTAACGCCCCACCGCCCGGCGGAACGCGGAATATATTTGTGTTTTGACGCGCCCCAGTATCCGCCATAAGGAACCCAGGGAAATTGGCATACATGCCTGCGTCGAGCATCTCACGCCAAGCGGCAGTAACCGCATTTGTGGTATTACCCAAAACATGAAGTAGACCAATATCGTAAAAACCCATACCGGGAATAAAAGTGAATTTGACAAAATTCGCCCGGGCTTCAGGCAATTCGTCGCCCTCTTCTCCTGTCGGCTCATCGTAATTTCTCACAATCGACAGGATTTCTCGAGAACTCACATCTATCGTTACACGATAAGGAATTTCTAAACCTGTCTCTTTGCCTTTGAACTTGTGCTCATATCCTCGGATATCGAGCTCGCAATAAACTTCATAAACTTCGCGATCGCGATCCTCTGGATTTTGGGGATCAATGTTAATGCCCTGCTGATCATACTTCTCACGCTGAACACTATCGTGCTGTGGCTGTTTCGGCGTCGTAAGATCGACGTCGCGATAAACGCCAAGGATCTGCAA